CTGGTAGATTTTTATCTGGAGAAACAATCAGAGATGAAGATGGTAATACTGTAAGAATTGCTAGAGAAAATACCATCTCTCACTTTGTTGTTCAAAATAGAGGTCTTGGTTATGCAGATGGCGTAACTCTCTTAATTAATGGACAAGAGTATGATAGTTCTAAGATTGAATTATTGAAGAGTGTAGATGGAAAAGTTTATAAAGCAAGTGTTGTAAATAGATCTTCTGTTTCTATTGAATATGCACAACCACCTGCAGTAACTGCTAAAAACCCAGATGCTGCTGGAACTCCAAATGCCGCTGCTTCTATTGTTCCTATCTTGTTCAGAGATACTGTAACGACTTACACACCACAAAATGTTAAGTCTATCGGTTGCTCATATGGTTCTGGAAATTCAAATACTTTCTCTGCAGACGTTGTAGTTGATAGTCAAGAATATTCTGAAATTAAAACTGTTACTGATTATTCTTTCTTTGGATTCCAAGGTGCTACCTTTATTGAATCTACTAGTTTCAGTGCAGATGCTTCTAATGCAGTACAACAGGGTGATTTAGTTCAGTTCTCTGATGATAATAATAATCTTGTCAGGGCAATTGTACAATATGCTACAAAGCAAGAAGGTTCATACAAGTCTAGAATTTACCTAGACACTGCTTTACCAGGAGCAGTTACAAATGCAAGTATCGTAAGATTGCGTCCAAAGGTAGACAATTCTACAAGTGGCACACTACTATTCTCTACTGGTAGTAAGCAAATTTCTCAAGTTTCTGCTGGTGGCGATGATACTAAGATCAAGTATTATTTCCGCAGAGATTTTGTAACCACAGCATCTACTGGTGGTGGTACTATCACATTTGCTGCACAGTTACCATTTGGTACACAGAGATTTGCAAGATTTACCGAAGAAAACTATATTGTTACTGTTCTTGATCCAGGTGACGCACCTGATATTATCAGGGGAGATATTATTTTCTTAGAAGAAGATGCAGTAGAAATTTCTTCTTCCACAGACACTTCCAGTGGTTTAACTTCTGGTAGTATTAGTTTGAATCTACCATCCAACTACTTTGGAGATATTCCTTCTAATGGAACGTTCCCTAAACTTAAGTTGACTGCAACTCTAGAAGTAGAGAATGCAAAACCAAGACTTAAGACTGTAGTTAGAAACAAGAGAATTACAGTTACATCTGCTGGTGACCGTGTTGTACCTCTTAGAGGAACAGATTATGATACAGAAGTTGTAGAAATTCTATCATACTCTGATGCATTTAAACTCAAATATGTTTATGAGGGCACCTCTTCACAACCACCTCAGATTGACACTGCTGGCAATCTAATTTCTGGTACTGACGTAACATCTAGATATTCTTTTGACAATGGTCAAAGAGATACTATTTACGATGTGTCTCGTATTGTTTTAAAACCAGGATTTGAAGCAACAACTGGACAACTTGTAATTGCATTTGATTACTTTGAGCATTCTCAAGGTGATTTCTGTACTATCGATAGTTACTTACATGAAGCAGGTATTGGTGAAGATGAAATTCCTACATTTGATTCTTCTGTACTAGGAATTACCGAACTCAAGAACGTTATTGACTTTAGACCTAAGGTAGATAGCACTGCTATCATTCCTGGTTTCCTTGACACTTCCACCTTAGAAAGAACAGAAGGGTCATTTGCTGGATCTGGAGCAATTATTTCTAGTAGTCCTGCTCCCGATATCAATCTAGAATATACTTTCTCCTTTAGTCAGAAACAATACTTAGATCGTATTGATGGTATTTTCTTAGATAAGAAGGGTGATTTTATTGTCAAAGAAGGAAACTCTTCCCTCAACCCATCTAAACCAGATCCTATTGAAGATGCTGTACCTCTCTTCTATGCATATATCCCTGCATTCACGAAGACTAGTAAGGATGTAAGAATTACTCCTGTTGATAACCGTCGTTACACAATGCGTGACATCGGTAAACTAGAGAAGCGCATTGAGCGTCTTGAATATTATACCACACTTAGCATCCTAGAGCAGCAAGCTCTTAATATGCAAGTCAAAGATGAAATTGGACTTGATAGATTTAAGTCTGGATTCTTTGTTGATAACTTCGAGGCACATAAAGTAGGTAATCTTAAGTCTTTAGATTACAGATGCTCTGTTGATCCACAACAGTCTGTATTACGTCCACAATCAAAAGAAGATTCAGTTCATCTCGTAGAAGTTAACACTAGAGAAGACCAAAGATCTGTTTCTGGTTATAAAAAGACGGGCAATATGGTAACGTTACCATACACACCACTCTCCTTACTAGGAAATAGTTTCGCATCTTCTAAACTAAATCCAAATCCATTTGTTGTTCTTCAGTATGTTGGAGATAGTGAACTAACACCTTCTATTGACCAATGGTATGATCAAAGTGTAGAACCTGTTGTTGTAGATACAAACACAGATCTCTTTAATATTTTCTTAGCAAAAGAAGATGTTAAAGAAAGTTTCTCCAGTCTTCACAATTCATTTGTAATTAACTGGGTTGGAGCTTCTTCTTCATTCACAACAATCAATTCTCTTGGTGGTGTAAATTCTCAAGTAGCAAACACTGCTGTACAAGCAGCATCTGTTGGTAGTTCTTCTAACATTAGTCCTCAGAACAATGAGGTTGGTAAAGGTTTACAAACAAAAACTGTTGGAGATAGTGTAGTTGCTACATCCCTATCTTTCTTCGCAAGAAGTGTTCCTGTCAAGTTCAAAGTTGGCAGAATGAAACCAAATACTAGAATTTATGTTTACCTAGAGGGTAGAGATATTTCTAGATGGGTTAATCCCGATTTGAGATTTACAGGAATTGCTGGAAACTCTCTATCTGCATTCAATGGTCAAATTACCACAGATGAATATGGTAATGCATCTGGTTTGATCTTACTTCCTGCTGGAAAACCACCTGAGGAAAATGCAACATGGAGTGGTGATGTAGGTACAGTAGCATATGATAATTCTGCTGAAGAATTGAATTTTACTTCTGGAATTCTAACTTTCAGATTTACTTCTAGTGCAACTAACGAAGCAAAACTTGGTGTAGATTCTTATACCGAAGTCAAGTATTATGCAACTGGTATTCTTCCAGAGAATCCTTCTAGCATTGTATCTACAAAACCATCCACATTCAAATCTAACGAAGGTGTACAACTTATTGAGAGCAATACTGACAATCCAGTAAGACCAAACCCTCTCGCTCAGACTTTCAAAGTTGAAAATCTAGATGGTGGTTGTTTTGTTACTGGTGTTGATCTCTACTTCAATAAGAAGAGCACTAACATTCCAGTTAAAACATATATTACCAATGTAGATGCAGAAAAACCTGCTAAGAATATTGTTCCTGGATCTGAAAAGATTCTATCACCAAATACTTTCCTTAAGTGTTTTGCTAGTGGTAATATGTCAGTTCTCAAAGGAGAGAATGTAACTGGTGCATCTTCTGCTGCTTCTGGTCCTATTCTTAAGATCTTTGATAAGAACAATGTAGAACTAGTAGCTACTGCATCTGGCAGATACAGTCTTACTAATGAGCAGGTTTATACAGTTGTTCTTAGCAACCATAATGGCAAATCTTTCATTCCAAATGAAGATCTAATTATCCCATCTGTAACTCTTGCTAATGCAACTGATGGTACAGATTTTGTTCTTGCTATTGCAAAAGATAGTGGCAAATTGTCTGACATCAGAATTACAAATCCTGGTCTAAATTATGATAGCGCAATCATTAGTATTGAAAGTCCACAACTTCCTGGTGGTTCTAGTGCAACTGCAAGCATTGAAGTATCAGGTGGAAAGATCTACAATGCTGAAGTCGCTCTACCTGGATTTGGATATACCGAAGCACCTTCTGTTGTTGTTAAGGGTGTTGGAAATGGTGCTGGAGGGTGTGAAATTCAAACCTTTATTGAGATCGATACACCCGCAGTTAGAATGGGCGTAGCAACCGATCAGGAGGGTGTTACAGAGTCTACTACACCTACACACTTTGCGTTTGATTATCCTGTATATCTACAGAATAATACTGAGTATGCACTTGTAGTTGAAACTGATTCTATTGACTATGAGTTATGGTCTTCTAAGTTAGGAGAAACCGATATTGCTACAAGTACGGTCATCACAACTCAACCATCTCTAGGTTCGGTATACCGTTCCCAGAATACCGAAAGTTGGACTGAAGATATCTTCGAGGATCTTAAGTTCACTATGTATCGTGCTGAGTTTAATACTACAAGACCAGCAGAACTTCTAGTTAAGAATAGCAGTCTTGGTTATGAACTATTGAATTCTAATCCATTTGAAACTAGTGCGAGTGCAAATACAAATGCAACATCTAAGTTATTTAAAAACAATAACTCTATTGTTAAAGTAAATCATAGAGATCATGGATTTGAAGACACTGGCAACTCTTATGTTTTCTATAGAACTGCATTAGGAACAGGTGGTATTACATCTTCTATTCTTAATAGCACTTTATTCCAGGTATCCAACTCTGGCATTGACGCATATAATATTTCCTCTAGTTCTCAGGCAGCAGGAAATTCTACTGGTGGAGGAGATGCTGTTTATGCTTCATTCAATAGAAAGTATGAGACATTATATCCACAGGTTAGATACTTGTCATTTACTGGAACTACTTTAAACACAGAAGTTAAAACAACTAATGTTGTTCCTGTAGATTCTAACACTACAAATTACACTTCTTATTCTCAGACAGAATATGAAAAAACTTTCTTGAATGAACCACATTATTTCACTAATCAGAAGTTTATTGCTTCGGATATCAATGAAACTTTGAATAATATGTCTGAGTCACTTACATACAAAATGACTCTTACTTCTAATGTGTCTCATTTGAGTCCAATTATTGATCTTTCTAGTGCTACTGTTAAGACAGTGACAAATAGAATTGAAAATGCTACGGGTAAAGAGGACAGATTTGGTAGAAGAGATCAAGTGATTGAATTCTTCCCAGTTTATCAGTTCAACCTTGCTGGAAATGGTGCAACAGAACTACAAGCAGATCAAACAATCAAAGGTCTCACTACTAAGACAACTGGTACTATTGCAAGAGTCAATGGCAATGTTGTTTATGTAAGAGTCAAGACATCTCAATTCTTCCAAAAAGGTGAGATAGTAACTCTTGGAAATCAGTTAGGTTTAAGCAACGTCAGTGTAGATTCCAACCCAACTCAAGTTCTATTCAATATTGATGATGCTGCTACTGTGGTAGCACGTAATCCAAATGTATTACTTGAAACTTATGATAATGTCATTACTGGAAAAGCAGTTATTTGGAATAGTCAAACTCAAAAACTAACCCTAAGAACTGACATCAATCCAATTAACGATAATTATGATGAGAGAATCATTGATAACGTTCTCTATAACAGAAACGCAGTTACTACAGATCAACTTCCAGACATCTTCCGTGTAGGAGACTTTGTTAAGTATCCTAATCAACCAGACGAGGAGAAGTCATATTTGGAAGTTGGCAAAGTAACTTATACAAATGGTTTGGACTTTGTTGCTGAAGATACATCTAAGAATGGATCTGCTGTTGCCAAATATGTAACTAAAGAAGTTGCTATTACAAATCCAGCTACTGCAATTGATGTACATCTACTTGCAAATGTCAAGGATATTTCTAACTTGCAGGTCTTCTACAAGTATAAGAGAGCATCTAGTCAGGAAAACTTTGAAGATATTGATTGGATCTATTTTAATGAGTCTGGTGAACCAGATACATTTGAGATTGCAACTAGTGAAAACACAATTTCTGGCATTGTAGAAAAGCAAACTGCATATCAAGATCTTAAGTATAGTGTAGCAAATCTACCAGAATATTCATCTTTCGCAATTAAAGTTGTGATGAAAGGAGTAGATCCTGCATACGTTCCTAAGGTTCAGGACATTCGTGCTGTTGCTGCATTCTAATTTCCGCATATGGACTTTGTGAAAGTTGAAGGGCATGATGGTCTCGTTAGAGACGAGACCACAGGTGCCATCTTGAATTTGGATGATTCTGCCATAGCTGCAAGGAGAAAATCCATGCAGTTAAGTTCCGCATTGGACGACATAAATACATTGAAGAATGAAGTCTCTGAACTCAAGTCCATACTGCGAGAGTTAATCCAAAATGCCAGCAATTAATGTAGCACGCACTGATACCTTTGAACAACAAAGGTTGAAAATTAATCAGATCAGTACCCAAATTTTCACGGTTACTGCTGGTGGATCCGATCTTTCTACAGGAAACCTAAAACTAGGAGACGGACTAGTATCTGCGCCAAGTTTGGCGTTTGTAAACGATGCTCAGTTGGGTATCTATCGCAACGGTACAGGTGTACTGGGATTTGCTAGTAACAGTAAAAAATTATCAGACCTAGCAGCATCTAGTGTCAAATACTATAGAGACTTTGTAATTGAGAAGAACAGTCTCGATACACTAGGTATTGCAATTAACAATGCTGGTTCTAACTATGATGGTGGAACCTATTCTGAGATTCCTGCTATTGGCGGTACTGGTGATGGTGCTACCTTTGGTATCGAGGTAGATGGATTCACTGGTTCTATCACACAGAATGGTACAGGATACACACCTGGCGTATATCTAAACATTCCTGTTCTTGGTGGCAATGGATCTGGTGCCACTATCGACTTCACAGTTGATCAAATTGGTGGTGTTATCACAAACGGTGGTATCAACTATGCTGCTGGTGGTTATACAAATATTGCAGTAACAGGTGGTAGTGGTCAGCAGATGACTGCTGATATTACTGTTTCTGCTTTTGCAGCAACCGTTACCTCTGGATCTAACTATCCAAACGGGATGTTTAAGAGCATCCCAATGACGGGTGGTAATGGAACAGGTATGTTGATGAATCTCAACGTACAGAATGGTGGTGTTCAACCTGTTGGTGGAGTTGATAGCAGCGAATTTGTATCTGTTACATCTCAGTATACTGTAGGAGATGTTCTAACAGCAACTATTCCCCTTGCAGGAACACAAACATTTGAAGTTAAAGCATCTCTAGGAAACGAATACTTTATTGATGGATTTTTAGGTGGAGACTTTAACTTACTAAAAGGAAAAACTTATATCTTCGATTGTAGTGATGCTACAAACGATCCACACCCATTCTATCTTTCATCTATTCAAGATGACACCAACGGTATTCTAGATGCTGCAGATGGTGTTACTTATGAACTAGATGGATCTGCAGTAACTGGAGCACAATTCCTTGCTGGTTGGTTTGCTGCTAATACCAAAGTTTGTACATATGCTGTACCAGCAAACCCAGCAAACGCTCAAGTTTACTATAGTTGTAGTGTTCACCCCAATCAAGGTGGTACTTTAACACACTCAGATCCAAACTCTCAGCAAGGTGGATTCTCATTAGTTGTTGATACTGTTGGTGGTACTGTCAGTGAGTTTATTGTTAGTGCTCCTGGTGATGGTAGTTACGTTGCAGGAGACGTTGTTAGTGTTGCTGCAACAGATCTATATGATGCCAACACTGCTGATGCAGGTCTATTAGGTTCTGGTTTACAAATTACTCTTGGTGGTAACTTTGGATCTATTCAAGCACTAGATCAAATTTCTTCCTTCGGTAATAACTATCAAACTGGAGATCAACTTGTTCTAGCAACTGCTGTAAACAATGTTAGCACGTATGCTAGAGGAGAACTATTCTTTAATGGTGTTACCTTTACATCGAACGCAGCAGTAACTGCAATTCAGTTTACTGGTAATGCTGTAGGTGCTGCTAGAACATATAGTGGTGTTGCTGTACAGAACATTAACAGTAATGGTGCTGGATTGACAGTTGATGTTGTAATCTCAACTGGTGGTGGTAACACATTCTATGACTCTGTAACAATTGTAAGTGGTGGTTCTGGATACTTACCAGGAGACACTCTATACATTGCAGGTAATACTCTAGGTGGTGCTGCAGGTGCTCAACCTGGATCTGGTGGTAACGATCTTGCAATCTCTGTTTCTACTATTACCGCAGGTAGTCCTCAAGTTACAGTTGCTGATACTACTGGTATTGAAGTTGGTGATACTGTCGAACTAGTACAAAATATCAATAACCCAGGTCAAATTCCTGGTGGTGTAACTGTCGTAAGTGTTGACAGTGCTACACAATTTACAATGTCTGCAGGACCAACTATTCCTGGTAATGCTGACCTTAGAATTACTAACTCAAATATTACATACTTGACTGTTCCTTCTTCTGCAGGAATTATTTCTGGTATGCAAGTTGTCAAAGTGAGTGGCAACGGTGAAATTATTGCTGGTACTACTGTTACTGGTATTATTGATGCAACTACTGTTGAAATTTCCATTGCGCCAACCGCTGCTGGTACGATGGTTGTTAATTTTGAACCTGAATACGGCGGTGGTACTGGATTCCAGTATACTGTTGGAACCTTGGGTGTTGTCAGTGATGTAAGTATTGTAGAAGGTGGTAATGGATACACCATTGGTGACACTCTACAGGTTAGTGCATTTGATCTTGTTCAACCAGAAGTATATGCAGTAACTAATCTGCAGGTCGATAAGATTAATTTCGTAAGTAATGCAATTCCTGCTGCTACGTTTAGCGTAGGAGATCAAGTAAGAGATGCAGGTGGATCTATCTTAGCATCTACAGTAACAGTTTCTACAGTCGTAGCAGCTGCTGCTGATGGTGTATACACAGGAGTAGCACAAAGTGCATCATCTGGAAATGGTGTTGGTGCTACATTTGATGTACAGAGAGATAACACTGGTGCTATTTTATCCGCTGTTGTAACAACAGGATCTGAAGGATCTTTCTACGCAGATAATGATACTATCACAATCCCTGGTGCGTCTGTTGGTGGTTCTACACCTGCAGATAACTTAACAATTACAGTTAATGCTGTTAACGCTGCTGGAAATCCTGTCGTTATTCGTAAGGTTGCAACTACTGCTGGTAACATTGATTACATTGTAATTGATACATTCGGATTTGCTGCTGGAGATGTTCTTGTAAAAGATAACGTTCCTGCTACAGGATATGATATCGATACTGTATCAACAGAGTATCGTTACTTCATGGATCTCAATGATGGTAACGGAGCAGTAATGACACCATCTTGGACGGTGTACTCTGGTAACAGTTATACATTTGATCTAAGTGATGCTACAAATGGTGGACACGACTTCGCACTATCTGCATTTAGAGATGGTAGATGGGCACCTAGTAGACAAGAAAATATTTCAACCACATTACTTGCAAACGTAGCAACAATTACAGTCAATTCAACCAGTGGTATTTCTGCTGGCATGGTTGTCGAGAAAGTATCTGGAGATGGTATTCTCGCAGATAATACAACTGTACTATCTGTAGATAGTGCAACTCAATTGACATTGAGTGCTAATCCAACTACAGCAGGTGCAATTGTTGTTAATATTTTTGGTGGAAGTTACACAGATGGTGTTACCGTTGATGGTACAAATGTAACAATTAAAGTTACAGATACAACACCTACTCTCTATTACTTCTGTGCTACAGAAAATATTGATCACCAAAACGAAGGTGGTGATGACAACGAAGAAGCACAAATTACAGTCAGCACAAATAATCCTAAGACATTTGGTAGTGGATTTGAAGTAATTGTTACAGATGTTACTGTAGAGGAAGTTGTTAAAGGAACTGTACAAGACGGTTTCTTCAATGTAAACAAACTAGTAACACCACTAGCAGAAGTAACTGCTGCAAACATTGCTAATGCAGATGTTACTGCAATGTTGACCTCTGTTGCAATTACTTGTGGTACATTCACTGGTCCTACTGGATCAAACATTGATTTTGCTGTTGCAGATCCAACAACGGATATCATCAATTTTGATACTGCAGCACTGAACATTGGTACTAGATTCCAATATGCATCTACAACAGGTGATCTTACTGTTGCTGGTATTCTAAAAGGAACTGAGGTAAGAGTTGGAGACTATCTAAAGATTGATAGTGTTGACAATGCATTTAAATCACTTGGTGGATTTGATGTTAAAGTCATTCCTGATACAGGTAGAATTGCAGACGTTCTTACTAATACAGCAATTGCAGTTCCTGCTGGTAATACATCAGAAAGACCTGTTGCTGGTATCGTAAAAGACGGTTGTATCAGATATAACACTGATACTAATCAGTATGAGGGTTACAGTTCTCAGACTGCTTCCTGGGCATCCCTAGGTGGTGTTCGTGACCTAGATGGTAACACATACATTCTAGCAGAAGAAACTGTAGGTAGTAACGATAACACTCTATGGTTTATTAATGACAATATCAATACAGTTAGGTTCACACCCAATCATCTTGAATTTGTCAACATGAAGAAGATGCGTTCTGTGAACGTAACTGCTCCTGCATATTCAGAGTGGGCAGCAAACATTCCTGTAACGTTAGGTCAATATGTCAAGTATAAAAATAACCTCTATGAGGTAACACAAGCTGGTACTACTGCTACAAGCGGCAATGAACCAACACATACTTCTGGAGCACAACCAAACGGTTCTTGCGAACTAACATATTCCCAGTTGGCAGTTGCTCCTCTAACATTTGAGGACATTGAAGAACTAAGAGTTGGACCTCTTGGTAGTTTACCATTAGTTATTAATAGTGACCTAAGACTTTTTGATAACGTAATTTCTACAGACATCAATGACATCTTCTTAAGACCAAACTCTGGTAAGAAAGTTGTTATTGACGCTGCTACATCTCTTGTTATTCCAAATGGAGCTACTGGTGATAGAGGAACTGCTGAGCAAGGTTCTATTCGTTTCAACACCACTACGTTTACATATGAAGGTTATGATGGAGCTAACTGGGGTTCTCTTGGTGGAGTCAAGGACGTTGATCAAAACACTTACATTATTCCTGAGACTGCTCCTGGTGCAAACGAAAACATCTTGTATTTCTACAATGATGGAAGCAATACGATGCAGCTCACCACAACTGCACTTGATTTCTATTCTGTAGATACAATTAGATCTCAAACAAGCAGTCAGTTTGAAATTACTGCAAACTTGATGACATTCAATAATGCAGAAACAACATTCGACAACACTGATGCAACTAAGACTTTCCTACATACTTCTAAGCAATACTTTGATCTTGGTGTTTCTACAGGTGTTTATGTAGATCCAATTCTTAGACTGGATGATCAAGGTGATGTATATCTGAACACTGGTTTCGGTACTGGAACATACAACGGTGTTAAAGTCTTCGATGGAGACTTGAAAGAGTTTGAACTTGCTGATGTCAAAATCACAACTGATACATTGACTCTACAAAAAGGATCTGCAAACAATGGTGGATCTAATATCTACGAAGTTGCTACAGCTAATGGAGCAAAAGTAGTTGTAGTAGCAGAAAACTTACAAGATGGTAATAAAGAGTTTGTTGAGTTTGGTGTTACAGATGATGGTGCAAATATCTTCCATACTGAATATGGTAACTTGAGAACAGGTTATCAGGTAATCATTCCAACATTTGAATATACTGCTGGAAATGAAGCAAGATTAAATATTACATTGGGAGCAAATGTTCCTGATACAAATCAGGTCAAGATTACCGTTTCGTCCACAATTACTAAGAAATAAAAATGGCAACTACAATCGAAAAATTTGATTCCGCTGGTGGATTTTCTGTAGAGAAAGTAATTCATATTGATGAATTACACAATGCCAAGGAATTAAATTCTTTGGAAATTAAAAACTCTCAATATACTGATAGCAACACAACGACATATATCTTGAGAGGAATTAACACTGCGACGTTGGCATTAGATGGTGTTGGATCACAAGTTCCTATTGGATCCAATACTATGAATTTTATCACTGGTCATATTATTGCTACTGATTCTAATGGTGTTATCTTTACCAGTAAATTAGAATCAGCAGTTTATGGTGATGGTAGTGGCAATGTTTCTGTTATGTCTACTATGGAAACTATTATTAAGGATGATATTCCCTCAGGTCAAACTTGGTCAATTACTCCCGTAGGTGCTGCGAATAGATTTTCCTATTCTACTATTAGAGCAGGTACAACTTTAGATATCAAATGGGCAGTCTCAACTCAAGTCACATCACTTGAGTGGGCATGAGGATGCTAAATACAACTGAGGATAATACAGGTTCTGGGAGTTAGGCTGCGAAATGTCAATTCATATTAATTCCGATAAAGAAAAGTTTCAGGGTTCAAAACCTAAACTGGTCGGTAATGATGAACTTACTGTACGAGGCGGTACAGGTTCATTAGAAAAAGAAATTCTAAGAACGCAGTTAGATGCTAATACGGGTTTGCCCCGTGTTGGTATTAATAGAACGGGGCAGCGAGTTAATGATATTAACATTCTTACTGGTGGTTCGGGATATATTTCCCCACCAACAGTAGAAATTGCTGCACCTATTGGTGATGGTGTACAAGCACAGGGTTCTGCTTTTATCTTCAACGGACAGGTCGTTTCTGTTGCAATTAACGAACCTGGAAGAGGATATACACAAGCACCTCTTGTTACTTTGTCAGGCGGTGGTGGTGTTGGTGCATCTGCTGAAGCATTACTTGATACTGTTGACTTTGAACTTGACATCAACGGTGCTATTAGAACCTCCACGTCTATCATTTCTGATACGGCGAGAATCCTCAACTTGGATATCGATAACTTCGTTACTCCAAACGCAGCATTTAGAGCACCATCTCTAAAAACTTTTATTAATAATTCTGGTACTCTATGGTCTCCTGGTATTATCCTCCAGGAAAATGCGTACAGATATTTTGGTCAGAATGTATATCAAGCATTAAACTCTGGTCAAACTGGAAGTAGTGCTCCTGTTCATACAGACGGCACGGAATTAAACGGAGAAGTTAACTTCAAGCACATTGGTTTCCGTGTAGTTGACCAAAATGCTTTTGGTTATTCCGCAACTGGACCTGCTGGTGAATTCCCTCGCTCTATTACTCCGCTTCTAGGTGATAGATCTGACAAGATTGCAACTACAGAATATGTCCTCAACCTAGCAACGAACGACGTTGGTGGTCGTATTTACGTTTCACAACAGATTGGTTCTGACCTTAACGATGGTCGATCTGCTGTAAACCCAGTTCGTTCTATCAAAAAAGCAGCACAGTTAGCATGGGCAACTGTTGGTGTTAAAGAAACTATTATTTGTTCTGGTGGTGATTATGTAGAAGATAACCCAATCTCTCTACCACCTGATGCATCTGTTGTTGGTGATAACCTTCGTCTTGTAATCATCAGACCTGCCAACCCTGGTAAGCACATCTTTAAGTTTGGTGATAAGAACTACGTTACTGGTGTCACTTATAGAGATAAGATTGACTCTAATGGTGATGCAGTTGCGACTTGGGATTTCGCAATGGTCTTTGATGACAAACAGCGTATCCTAGTTGATGCTGATGCCAACGGTGACTTTGGAACTAGTTTCCCAATTGGTCACCAAATTTTTGGACCACAGCAATTTAGAGTTGTATTCCAAAACAATACTGGTTTATCTACACTTGTAACTGGATTGCAAGTAGTTGGTGTTAACACTGGTGCTAGAGCAACTATTCAAAAAGTTACTTTTGATACTCAAACTGGTGCTAGTGCATATGTCAATGGTACGATTGATATTAAACTAGATAGCGGTTCTTTTGTTGAGGGTGAACAATTTAATTATGTAACTGGTATTACTCATAATGCAGGAAGTCCTTTAGCACTAACTTCTACAGGGACAACTGCTACCAACAAAATTACATTCACTACAGATCCAACTTCTGTAACTCCAGCTGGCACATATGTATATCTAAGTGATGTTGGGAATGCAACATTCACTCCTTCTGCTGGTTACTATGAAGTAACTCAGATTGAACCTAATGATATCAACAACCCAACTTCATGGGAAGTTAGTTACTTGCCTATTCTGGGATCTACTGGATGGACTACTATCGCAAGTGCATCTATCGAAGTATTCACTGGTAATGCTCAAGTAGAGACACTCAACACCACAAACCTCAAGTCGATTCGTGCTGAGGGTGAGGTTGTAGCGGTAGATGAAGATTATACCACATCTCTACCAATTTCTAGACTTGACTTCTCTCTACAGGGAGATCCAAGTATTGCAACTGGTGGTTTCCAAGATGCACAGTTTGGTAATGCAGAAGACCTTGGTGGTATTGTATTCTATACTAACGCACTAGTTGGTAGAACTAATACTCACGAGTTTAAAGAAGGTCAAGAAATTTTAATTGAAGGACTTCCAACTTCTTCTCCTGATCTCTCTGCTCTAAATGGTAGACAGAGAATTTATAAAGTTATTGAGGATGCTGACGGTCGCTGCAGAAGATTTGTAATTCCTAAAAAGTATCCAGCAATTACAACTGCTACCTTTGATCCAGGACAATTTGCAACTGTTAAGACAGCAACAAAATCAGTAACACTATCGCTACTGAACTCACCAAACACATTTGAACTTTCTTCTCCTGTAGATAGAAGGTTCCAAGATGCTTGTGTATTCCTACGCAATAATAGAGACTTTATTGCAGATGAAGTTGTAGGAAAGATCAATGATCAATTTGCAAGATACTTCTATTCTGCATATAACATCAGTGGTAATTCTTTCGATATTTTTGTCGGTCTTGCAGA